TTTGCTAACGATGTTGAGAACGTAAAGGCTTGGTAATGAAGATACTTATTACAGGTCACAAGGGATTTGTTGGGCGCAACTTTGTTAAGGCTTTGCCAGATAGCGAGATAACAGGCATTGACTTAAAAGACGGAAACGATTGCCGTGACTTTTTTAAGACCAACAGAGATCAGTTCGATCTGGTGATTCACTTGGCCGCGATTGTTGGTGGTCGCGCAACCATCGAAGGTGAGCCGTTAAGCGTTGCCACAGACCTATCCATAGATGCTGAATTTTTTAACTGGGTGCAAAGAACAAAACCCATAAATACGGTTTACTTCTCTAGTTCAGCTGCATACCCAATTGTTTTACAGAACTCACACCGCCGCTATCGGTTAGCTGAATACGACATTAACCTAGATGCCGTTCTCAATCCTGACCTGACTTACGGTTGGGCAAAACTGACTGGTGAATACCTAGCGCAGTTTTTAGAAGGCACGAACCTATTTGTGTTTAGGCCGTTTAGTGGTTATGGGTCGGATCAAGATTCTGATTATCCGTTTCCTAGTTTCATTGACCGCGCATTAGCTGGCGTAGAAGTCTTTGACATTTGGGGCGATGGTGAACAGGTGCGCGACTTCATACACATAGAGGACATTGTTCAGGCTGTGTTGTGGCACGTTCAGACGGGCTACTTTGGCACATTCAATCTATGTTCAGGTTTTGCAACTAGCTTTAATGATTTGGCACAAATGGTTTGTGAAGAAGCAGGAATTAAACCAATGTTCAACCACATAGTGACTGCACCTACTGGTGTTGAGTATCGTGTTGGTGATTCCCATTTATCGCATCAGTATTTTATTCCGCAGATTAGTTTGCGTGATGGAATCCGCAGGGCATTGCAAGAGCGAAAAACCCAATAGACACGCGGTATTTGCAATGTATAACAAAACCTGATACTCTCTTGTTATAGGCGCAGGGCAACCTGCTAGGACAGGAGCTAGAAATGGCAACAAAGCAAAAGGTAACAAAGGCACTAGCTGAACTAGGTGCAACATTGACTGAACACGCAGGCAGTTTTCACTATGACGAATTTGAAATTGTTGCACCTAACGCAAAGGTATGGGCTGGCAATCTCTGCGAAGTGCTGTGTTACGAGTACGACAGCGACATGATGACTAAGGCTGAGTTCTGGGATGAGATTATGATAGACGTAGAACAAGGCTTGATAGACGAATCTGACAGCTAGTAAATAATTTAGCGACAGCCCTGCCAATGCGGTGGGGCTGTTTGCGTTTGTCTGCCATAGAATAGAAACAGACTTTAGGAGTTTCATTGGCAATCACAAATGGCTACGCCACACTTGCACAGGTTAAAGCGGCATTACGCATTTCAGATACTGTTGATGACACATTACTTGAAATGGCTATTGAGTCTGCATCACGCGCTATTGACGGTCACGCTGGGCGATACTTTTATTCATCAGGAACTGCTACCCGTTACTACGCAGCAGAAGATTCTTTTATTACTCAGATAGATGATGTGTCTAGTACGGCTTTAACTTTGCAGACTTCATCAGGTGGTGACGGCGTATTCGATACGACTTGGGCTGTTGGTGATTATCAGCTAGAACCACTTAACGGAAACGTAGATGGCCTTGCTGTTCCATACACACGCATTCGTGCTGTTGAAAACTACTTGTTCCCGATAGAAGCAGATCAAGCATTGGTCAAACTAACCGCCGTATTTGGTTGGGCATCTGTGCCTATCTCAATTACTCAGGCTTGCATCATTCAGAGCAGCCGTATCTTTAAGCGTTTAGATTCGCCGCTTGGCATCGCTGGCTTTGGTGACATGGGCGCAATGCGCGTTAGCCGTTACCTTGATCCAGATGTAGAGCAGTTAGTTGCGCCTTATCGCCGGGTTAGGAACTTTGCTTAATGGCTTCCGTTTCAGAACTACGCGCAGGGATAAAAACTAACCTTGCAACGATTTCAGGCTTACGGGTTTCAGACTTTCAACCTGACAACATAAATCCACCTGTCGCAATAGTGTTTCCAGTTGCTCTTAATTATGATGAAACCTTCCATAGAGGAATGCAAACCTATACGTTTGCAGTTCAAGTAATTGTTGGCAGACAGTCAGAGCGTTCAGGTCAAAACTCCATAGATGCTTACTGTTCAAGCACAGGGGCTAACAGTATTAAACTAGCGATAGAATCAGACAAGACACTTGCAGGCAAGGCGTTCGATCTTAGAGTTACGGATATGCGTAACTATGGGGAACTACTTGTTGGTGAGGTAAACTATTTATCGGCAGAGTTCGTAGTTCTCTGCTACGCAGACTAGGAGCAATAAAGACATGGCAAAATTTTCAGCCGTTGATTATAAGGTAACCGTAAACGGTACAAATCTGTCTACTTCACTTAATCAAGTTGAACTAGCTTTAGAATCAGATGATTTAGAAACGACTGCATTCGGTGGAACATTCCGCGAACGCATAGGCGGTCTAAAGACTGGTTCAGTAACACTTCAGTTCATGCAAGACTTCGCAGCATCAGCCGTAGATGCAACGATCTTTCCGTTGTTCAACACCCTTGCAACAGTTGTTATCGTTCCAACTTCAGGAACTGTATCTGCTACAAATCCGTCATACACCGCAACCTGCTTGGTGAATTCATATTCCCCACACGCTAGTTCAGTTGGCGATATAGCGACATTCTCAGTCACATGGCCTACATCAGGCACAGTAGTACGGGCAACAAGCTAACTATGAAAATCAACCTGCGCGTTACTTTTAATGATGAAACAGTAGAAGAAGTATCTGCTACTGCTCGTGATCTTGTTGCGTTCGAGGACAAGTTTACAAAATCGGTTGCTTCACTTGAATCAGACTTCCGCATTACTGATCTATTGTGGCTGGCATGGCATTGGCTAGAACGTCAGGGTAAAACCAAAAAGACGTTTGAAGATTGGTGCGATGAAGTAGACACAATCGAAGCGAGCGAACAACCCCCAAAATAACTGGGTTGGGTGACTCATCCCAACATTGGTATTTGGCTTATCTATCTGTTGAAACTGGTATTGCTCCATCAGTTTTAATGGATGAATCTGAACGTATGCTTTATACAATGGGTATGTATCTGCGCTGGCGAAATAGTCAGGGAGTCTAATGTTATCTTTACGCGCTGTTGGTATTTCTGAAGTCGCTAAGACTCTAAAGGGAATAGATAACGACATAGTTAAACAAGCTCGTAAAGATTTGCGTACAGGTGCAAAGCCCGTAGCTGATGCTGTTAAACAAAACATTCCAACGGAAGCACCATTGCGTGGCATGGTTCACAATGGGCGCACAGCATGGCAACCGGCAGGCGTAAAGGTAACAGTTAAAACTAACTTCACTAAAAAGGCTGAACGTAAAGGTACTTCATTAGTATCTATTGTTGCTGGCGCACAAGGTAAGAATTCAAGAGGTGCTGCTGCATTTCAGATAGCAGACATGGCAGGCAGGAAACGAGCTGGCAATACACGATCAGGTCGTGCCATGATTCGTGGCCTTAACTCATCAGGTCGTGCATCTAGATACGTTTACCCTGCTGCGCTTAGACAAGTACCATACGTTGAAGATGTGGTGCGCGGTACAATTAGAAAACTGCAACGCGACTACACAACTAGAAATAAGAGATAGGTGCAATCATGGCTGTAATCTTTCCTATTCTCTCTACCTTTGATGCTCTTGGCGTTAATCAAGCACAACGCGCATTCAAAGGATTAAACGGTGTAGCCAAAACTGCTGCTATTGCTTTTGGCGCAATAAGTATTGCTGCTGTGAAATTCGGCGTTGATGCAGCTAAGGCTGCTGCTGTTGATGAAAAAAGTATGCGCATCCTTGAAAGACAGTTACAAAATACACTTGGCGCAAATGAAGCAATGACTGCAAGCGTTGAAGATTACATTAGTAAAACTCAAATGCGTGTTGGTGTGCAAGATGATGAATTACGCCCTAGTTTTGCAAGGTTGATTCGATCCACAGAAGATGCAGTTAAAGCGCAAGAATTATTGAACATTGCTCTAGACATACAGGTTGCCACCGGGAAGCCTTTGGAAGCAATTGTTAATGCGTTAGGTAAAGGATATGACGGAAATGCTACTGCATTAAGCAGACTTGGATTAGGCATAGATCAGTCAATCTTAAAGAGTGGCGATTTTAATAATGTAACTAAAACATTGAAAACAACTTTTGCTGGTTTTGCGGATGATGAAGCAACAACCCTTGAAGGTAAGTTTAGAATTTTTAACATCGCTTTAGATGAAACCAAAGAAACAGTTGGCAAAGCCTTATTGCCTGCATTAACAAAGCTGATGGATTATGTAATTAAAAACATATTGCCTGTTTTAGAAGTTTTTATTAACGCACTTACAGGTAACACAAGTCTGTCGGCTTCATTTAGTGAATCAGAACAAGCAGCCTATAAATGGGGCAACATTATTCGTTCTGTAATTCAGACTGTTGTAAATTACACCCCATATCTAGTTGCTTTCGGTGGTGTTCTAGTCGCTACGTTTGTAGTTGCTAAAATTGCTGCTGCTGCTGGCGCGATTGTAAAAATTAT